GCCCTTGCCCGGAGGACCAGCAGGACCGGGGAGCCCCGGCGTACCGGGAAGGCCCCTCTCCATTAAGTAGGGGAGTTGGGACCAGCGGGTGCTGCCGGTGCCAATCTTGATCTTCCCGGTCGGGTAGCCGATTTCGTACCCGAACTCACCGGACTCAAGGACAGGGTCGTTCTTCGACCAGTTGGCCGCCGTGTCCTGACGGAGTTTGATCCGCTGGTTGAGTTTCTCGTAAGAGTCGGCGTTGTTACGCAGACCCTCTCGATGGCTTGGCGGAACAAGAGACATAGTGGGCCCTCGCCTTCTTTATGTCTGAGTCCGGCTCTAGCGTGACACCTTCTTTTTCCAGCGGGGAACGTGCTTCTGCTTGACCTTGTGGATGGCCTCTTTCATGGACATGGAGGGGTTCTTGGCGATTTCCTTCCGGGCCAGATCGCGGGCGATCTTGGGGTCCAAGTCCACGTTCTTGGGCGGGGTCGGCTCGGCATCCACGTTGACGATGCCCCGGACCTCAAGGTTCCGCTTCTTGGCAACACGGCGGACATCCGACAGGTCCGAGACCCAAGCCTCGGGGTCACAGTGGCCACGCTTGTCGGCCAGCCCGCTCATGTAGTATTTGCCGGTCGTGCTTATGCCTGCGGCCTTGGCTTCCCGGGATATACGTCGGGCCATGTGGACGGGCATCTCGTCCATCCAGTTGCCGTCGAGCCTGCCCTGCTGGAAGGCCCGGTCAGTGCCTCTTGTGCCCGGGGGCTTCTGGAGGGCAGCCATCTCGGCAAACCTTGGCGTCTGGCCCTCCGAGACCATCTTCAGGTAATGCCTCTGGATTTCAGGGGCGGCGTTCGCAATGTCGTAGGGCATGAACTCGGAGATCATGCTGGGCTCAACTCCGGGGGTATCTGGGCTGGAGGACCTTCAGGTGGGGGTGCCCCACCGCCGCCATCACCACTCGGAGCCCCGCCTTCGGCTGGAGGAGGACCGTCAGCGGGAGCGGGAGGCGGCGGCGGGGGTTCCGGCTTGGGGATCAGGAAGCCCTTGGGGTCGATGTCCAGAGACTTGGCCCACTCGATGATGAGGTTGTTGAACGGCTCAACGACGCCCATCGGGATCATGCTCTGGAAGACGGGCCCAAGGGTCTGGAGGGCCATCTGCATCTGCTCCACCTTCCCGGCCTTGTTGGGCTTCCGGGCAGAACCGGCCTCGATGCGGTAGTCGTACTCCCGGGCGAGCGAGTTGATGTCGATGTTCTGGATCATGGCCTGCCAGACCTCGCCGCCGAGAGGGCCGAGGACGGGGGCTACGTCTTCCTTCTGGAGGAGCCAGCGAGCAGCCAATGCTTCCTTCCTAGCCAACATCCCCATGGCATCTTCTAGGGCATTGGCCATGTCGTCCGGCCTTACGGAAATCTGCTCGGATTTGACCTGTGCTTCGGCGGCTGACCGAAACTGGTTACGGGTCATGCCATATACCAACTCTGTAAGTCCGACTCTCTTGTCGAACATATCCATCACGGCCTGCATGATCTGCCACATATCGGGCGTCACTTGAGGCATCTGGAAGATGGAAACGATGTCGTTCACGCTCCGGCCAAGGGTCTCGGAGAGTTCGATGAGGGAGAACCCGTTCTCTTCGTGCCTGAGAATCTGGTCCTTGATGTCGTCCCCGGCAGCCTTGGCCACGCCCACCATGGTCTTGGAAGACACCATGATCCGGGTCGCCAAGAACGACAGGGCCCAGTTCAGGAACTTGAGTTCGCTCAACCCCGGCTTCAGATGGCTGATGGGCCAGATGTACCCGGGCTTCCGGTGAAACTGGAGCGGCGTCCAAGGCCAGCAGTTCACATCGGCGTAGAAGGGGATCGGCCAGCGGCTCTGGGTGAACAGGGTGGGCGGCAGGCCTGATTCGTCTGGGGCTTCAAGGGCGATCTCCTTGGAGCAGTTCAGGGGGAAGTCCACTCCCTCTGCGACCACGATGTAGCAGTTCTGGCCAAGGCTATCGAACATCCCAAGGAACTCCTTGGGGGCTCCCTTGAGGGTGTGGCCGAAGCCCGTCTTGCTCCAGATTTTCCAGTACACGATCAGGTCGTTGGTCTTGCCGTTCCGCTTCTTGTGCTTGTAGTCCCGGTCTTCTTCTGCCGAGCGGGAAACGTAACTCTCTAGGTGGCCCTTGAGGGACTCCCGGTCGAGTCCGTACTGGGCGGCCACTTCGTCAATCGGGTGGACGCACCGCCTTGCACACCACAGGATGTCCTCCTGCTCGTCGGCGTCCGGGTCCATCACAAGGTTGTCCACGGAGTCGGCAAACGAGCCGACGATCCCGAACGTCTGGCCGGGTTGCGAGCCGGGGAGTTCCACCAACTCGGTCCACCAGACCCCCATTCCCTTGATGATCCCCTCGTCCACAACCCTGCGGGAATGCTCCTTCAGGTTCAGTTCGACGGGGGTGTAGTTCAGGTAGGCCTCCATCAACTGGGAGACCGAGGCCCTCATCTCCTCGATGTGGCCGACTTGCTGGGAGAGTTGGATGAACTGCTGGAGTTGTGGGTCGGGCATGGGCTGCCCGGTCATGGGGTCGATCTGGGGCGGCTGGCTGGGGTCGATCCCCATAGCCACCGGGGTGATGACCGGGAACTTCCGGGGAGTCACCGTCCGAACTGGGTTCCGGGAATAGATGACTGACCCGAAGAGTTTTACGGCCTCAAACGCCTTGTTTATGGTCATCCTGAAGGACGGAGGACCAATCTTGGAGTAGGCCGTGTTGTCGCTCCCGGCCCCCCGCTTCCAGAACCAATCTCCATGACCATCGAAGAAGTTCATGCACTCCTTCGCGTCTTCCCGAAATGGACGGGCGTGTTTCTCGGCCTGCTTGATCTTGGCGAGCCAAGACGTAGCAATAGACCGAAGGGCATCTTCCATTTTCTTCTGGGAGATGCTCTCGTCCGGGAGTGGCGGCAGGCCGCCTTCGGCCCCCTCGGCAGGCAGTTCTGGGGCTAGTTCGTCCATGCCTGTTTTATGTCCGTTCCTAGGGATTAACGGACATACCGCTTGCAGGCGAACCAGCGACCCCGAGAGTCTTGGGCTACACCCTGATCCGCAACCCTCATCCCTGAACGGCTATAGCAGCAGTTCCTGAGGGCCTGCTCCGGGGTGCTTCCCATGCCCACGCCTTCGTAGGAGTAGGGATTGCCGCCCGGATGAAAGAGCCGACCCGACCGAGCCAGAAGGTGGGCCACCCCTTGGGCGGTTGCTGTGGCTGTCTGGCGAACCGGCCCGTTCTGCCCATAGGCAAGGCAGGGCGACACAAGAAGGGCCAAAATAAGGGCTACCTTACGCATGGTCAGGACTCCTTCTTCTTGGCGGCTTCGATCTTCTGCTTGGTGATGAGGGTCTGGAGTTCCTTGAGGGCCTTGGTCTGGGGGTGGAGTTCAAAGCACCCCCACTTGCCCCATGCCACGGCGGTGTCGGACTCCTTCCAGAACGGGTCGTCCCGGTGGCGGACCGAGGGCTTCTCCACGAACCCGGCTTCTTCGGCGTACACCAGAACGGTGATGGCCTGTGCCCCCGGCTTCTTCGTCACCCAGCCCATGGACGGGTCTTGGGGCGAGAAGGGGTTGCTGTAGAAGAGGACCATGTCACCGACGACAAGGTCCGGCATCTTGAAATCCGGCATGGCATCCTCCAAAAGGCCGCTGTCCAAGTGGGGGCTCAACCCACGGACTCGATCTTCAGGAGGGATTTGCTAGAGAACAAGAGTCATTGGCTAGGCGATCCAAGTCTCGGAATAAGAGTTAGGGGCCAAGTAGACAACGCCAGACTGCCCCTGACTCTTCCGCCGCTTCTCGGCCCAAGCGACGTACCACGGCTCCTCGGTGTGCTGCTCGGGCTTGTGGTACTCGGGGTCATAGGCACACAAGTACCGCAGGCAGTCCACTAGATGGAACTCGCCACGCTTATTGGGCTCATCGGTGACCACGGATGTCCCGGCAACGTAAGTGACTTTCTTCTTATACCTTTTCATCTCCCTTTCGAGATTAGGGAGAGTTCCTCGGATGTACCTTAGCCTTGCGGTTCCGCATGGCCGTATGTGCATCATGTTTCGGACGCACTGCAACCCAGCCAGAACGTCGTCTGAGCCCGGGATGAAACTGTGGCCGGTCACCCGGGACTTGATGTTGAGGGCCGCGAACTGCTCGCTGTACTGCTCCTGCGGGCTTCTGCCTGAACCAATGTCAGTCAGGCGGGCCCCGTGGGCGTCGATCAAGAAAGCATAGAACTGCTGCCCTGAGGTCTTCCGGGCGAACTCCTGCCCAAAGATGATGGCGTTGCAGTTCCTGATGTACAGTTCGTCGTAGAGGAGAATGGTCTTCTCGTCCGGGGGGACTGCCGCAAACAGGACGGCAGTGACTGCGTGGCCCGGGTCGATGATGGCGTACCGGCACCAATCCGCTGGGACTTGCCCGTTGGGCAGCCCGTCCCGAGAGAACCCGTGAATGCTGGGGTTCCAGTTCGGGTAGACCAGAATGCTGTCGGTGATGAACTCGCCTTCGGACCTCTGCCTGAGAACGTCGTCTCCGATGGCAGACCACCGCTCCACCATCTTCCGCTTTTCGTCGGAGTCGATGTGGGGGTTGTCCAGAAACCTGAGGACGAACCGCTTGATGTCCCGGTCGTTGTTTTGTTCTTCGGCCTTCTCGCACCGCTCATTCAGGCCTATGAGAGCCTCGTTCTTGGAGTGAGGCATCGCACTCCAGTTGAACAACCCCTTCCGGTCTGCAAGTCGGGCCTGCATCTCCGGGACCCATGATTCGTTATTCAGGTCCTCGTCTATATGTACCCTATCTGCTTGGAAGCCTTGGGGTGGGTCTCCCTCTGACGAGAAGCAGTAGATGGTCCACCCATTCATCAACTCACAGGAGTTGAGGTAGCCCGCCGATTTCAGGACCCACGAAAAACTCTTTATCATCCGAGGCGGGATCAACGGCGGGGCTGGTTTGGCTTCCTTCAGCCGGTCGGCGTCGGCCACTGGATCGAATGCCCGGAACATCCCCGTCTGGGCGTCTCGGATGATCTTGAAGGCCCCGGCACGAAACAAGTAGGGCACTACGACCAGACCGATGTGCTTCCAGTTCTGGCCGATGATGACGAGATTCCCGCCTTCTTTTCTGTACTTGTCTTCGACGGGATGGGTTCCAGTTGCGGCCCATGCGTCCTCCACGAAGGTACAGAGGGACTTACCCGACCGATTCCCCCCGATCACCAGCGTCTCCGAAGCCATGCAAGTGTGGAACTCCCACTGCTTCGGCGTTGGCTTGTATAGCCTTAAGGCTTCGATCCGCCTCGCATTCAACTCGGACTGCAAGGTCTTCAGTTCGTCCCGCTGGAACTCCGATATGGTCTGGACTTGCGGGAGGGGGGAGTTGGGCATGGAGGGGTGTTTCGTGTGACGCATCTATGAACTTGCCTCCATACAGGACCACGGCCTGCTCCAGCCGCTTGTTGATCTCCTGATCCAGTTCTTCCTCTGAGTACAGGTCGATGGGCTTCTTGGCCCCGCCCTGCTCGGTGTTCTTGGCCGCCAGACGGACGACCATCTCAAGAAGGGAGTTCCGCATCCGGCTGCCCGGAGGGGACTCAAAGTACTGCTTCATGGCCAAGGCTGCGAACCCGTTGGCACCACCGAAGTAGTGCATGAGGGCCTCTAGCAGTTCGGCTGTGTGCGGGATGTTGGACCCGCCCGAGACCACTGCCTTGGAGAACTTGTCGATTGCCGAGGTCTCGATCTTGGCTAATCGAGCCTTGCGTTCGTTCGCCCTTCGGCACTTCTTGCAGATGTACCGATAGGTGTTCTGGGTGCCCGGAGCCCTAGGGAAATACTTGGGGGTCAGGGGCTTCGATTCCCGGCACTCCTCGCATTGCCGGTGTTCCATGTCACTGCCTATCCAGTTGGAGGATGGAAGCAATCATGGGGGCGGTCATGCCCTCGGTGCCTGCCTTTCGGGCCTGCTGGATCAGGTCTTGGAAGTACTCTCCCTTGGCCTGCTTCAGAAGAACGGACGCCATGGAGGGCCCATTGAGGTAGTCGTCAATGGAACCTCCCGTGTCCTCTGGGCTCAGATTGCTCATCTGGCCCGTTGACAGGTAGGCGATTTGCTCGGGCGTCAGGGGGCTAGGCTGCTGCCCCCGAAGTGCCCTGATCCTCGCGCTCATGATCTTCCCTCCGGCAAAGCCACAGCGGGGGGAGTGGGTGTCGCGTCCACTCCCCCCGCATTCCTCCTCCATCACTGACCCGCTCCGAAGGTCAGGGAGAAGTCACTGGCGATAGGCCTGCACGACGGCTTCCTGACGGGCCTCCTGACCGACAGCGTCCGCAGCCTTGGAGGCAAAGAACGCAGCCCGACGAGCCTGCTTGGCCGCTCGGACTTCGGCACGGGCCTCTCGGTTGGCATTCCGGCGGACCAGACCGACGCTGGCCGGGGCCGAAACGATGGACTCGGTGACCACGGCGGTGACCTTCTCGCCCTTGGGCTGCTCGACGGCGACCTCCACATCGACCTTCTCAAAGAAGGCGGTCGGCTTGTCGGTGCCGTGGCAGTTCCCGGCATAGGCCGAGAGCGGGGCAAGGGTCATGGTCAGGGCAAGGGCAAACTTCTTCATGGCGGGGTTTCCTAGGGGGCTACTCGAAACACTGGGTCCAGTAGATGCTCCGGCCATTGTTGACCGAACCTACACCTATCTGGCTGTATCGGGGGTTAAGGATGTTCCTTCTGTGTCCGGGTGATGTCATCCATGCTTGCATGACTTCGGCGGGGTTTCGCTGGCCGTAAGCCACATTCTCGCCGTGGCCCATCCGGGAGTGAAACATACGACCTCGGGTTGCCTGCACGTTGCTCCAGTTGCGGGCGTCTGTCATCAGGGCTGGCACTATCTCTAACGGTCGAAGACCCCTAGAGGTTCGCTCCCTGTTGGTCAGACGAATGACCTCAAGTTCAAACTCGTTGCCGATGACTCTCTTGATTGGCTTGGGTGGCGGGCACTGCTGCGGGGCCGGTTCAGGGGCCGGAGGCAGGGGCTTCTTCTGGATGGCGACCAGAAAGAGAACCAAGAAGATGACAGCAACCGCTACCCGGAGCCTGCCCATTGACGGACTCCACGGTTACTGGAACAGCCCCTTGTTCGCAGGTGCCGACTCCTTGGTTTCGTCCTTGTCGTCGCCGCAGACCAAAGCCACCACCGATTCGCGGCACAACTTGGCCGCATCGCCGTGGCCCTTGCTGTCGAGGCTCTCTTTGATCTTCAGGAGTTGAGACACGGCCCGCCGCTGGTAGGCCCCCTTGGCACCAGTGGGGTTGAACCACTGGGCCAAGAGAGTCCACGCGGGGGGCACCACCAAGAAGGCGACTACCACCACGACCAGACCGATGACTACAAGGGAGTTAACCTCCATGCGCCACCCCTAGGTCAGTTCTTGGCCGAGTTGTAGTGGAGGCCGACGAGAACCCGAGTCAGTTCGGTGTCCGCGTCGGTTTCGGCAAGGGCCATCCCGAGGCCGTCACCAGCGGCACCTTCGCCGCCAGCACCGACCGTAACCGGGTCACCCGCAGCCAGAGTGCCAGCCTTGACCTTGGTGGGGCCAGTGACGACGCCGTAGAAGACATCGTCCACGTTGACCCCCGAAGCCGGGAGGTACTCGTCCACCACCGCCACGATGGGATCGGCGGCAGTAGCGAGAGCCGTGGCCTCTTCAAGGTTGCAGGCCACCAACTGAGCCGGGAGGAGTTTGTCACCCGTCCGGTTCCGAAGGCAGACCACCCGGACTTCCCGGTTGGAGAGGACCGTGCCCTCATGGGGGTCGGCGTCCGTGAAGACCTTCACCGAGCCGATGACGTTGTTCCCGTCCTTGACGGACTTCACCCCGAGGGTGTGGCCGCGACCGAACGGGGGATCAGAAGTCAGAACGCTCATGTCTGTGCTTTCTCGCTAGGGGTTTGGGTTGGGTGTTGCTTACGGGGCCGGGGTGATGTCCTGCAACTTGAAGAAGTTCCTCGGGGAACGGAACTTAAGGTTGGCGAGGACACTCACGACATACCTATAAGACTGTAGGTCTTCGTTATAGAACGGACCTTCGGCAGTCATCAGGCTTCCCTCCATGCAACGGAGTTCCATGTTGCCGATGGAGAGACCGTAGCCACAGCCACTCGGGACCGCGTACTCCGTCGTGACTTCGACTCCGTCCTGCTCAAAGACATCGGAGAAGCCATAGGACTTCAGACCATTGGTCCGAGTCACGATAGCCCGCTCCTTGGAATCGAGTTTGTTGAGGTACTCGATGAACATCTTCCGGTCGAGGACCACCGTGTCGATCTGGCTCTCGCGGGTGTCGTTCCGCTTGGCCTGATGGATGCCCTCTCGGGTCGCCAGAACGCAGTTGTCAGCCCAAGTCTGGGTTGCGGTGTTGTTCGGACCACCCTTGAAGTAGGTGCTGCCGTAGTTCACCACGATTGGGCTGTAGAAGTCGTACTCAGGATCGCACACGCCGTTCGGCCATGTACCTTCCAACTGGGAACCGGCCACTGCACCGAGGCCAGTGTTGATGTTGGCGTAGATGTCAGAGGGCCAGCCAAACGGGTCTTCGGCGTTGGCCGTCCGCTTGGTGCCGTCGTTGATGTTGATGGTCCCGTCAATGGCCATCATGGACTCGATGCCGTGGAATCGCAGTTCGTTCCCGGCCTTTCCGCCGTCGATCCAGATTTCCTTGGAGAGGTGCTGCTCCATGGATTCCTTCAGGCGACCGGCCATGTTGCCAGCCACGTTGATGAGAGCCTGCTGCCCACGGTTCTCCAGCATCTCCTTCTTGTAGATGCTATCCGTGACCTGATAGCCACGGTACGGGAGTTCCGCGTTGACCCAGAGGTTCTGCCTTGCGAATACCCGTGGGGTCTCGCCGTTGTTGCCTGTAACAGGCTGGTTCCGGTAGCGAACCTCCCACTGAAGGCCTCGTCCGCCTTGGTTCATCACGACCTTGCCGTTGCCTTCAAGGAGAGCAAACACCTTGAACTTACGGAAAGTGGTCAACTCCTCCTCGCGGAGGTAGTTGATGATGGTCGTGCCAATACTACGAGCCCAGTCAGTCGATGAAGGCATCTCGTCTACCCTTTCAGATTAGGCCTCGGGAACCTGCTTCTTCCCTTAGCATTTGCTCGAAGGTCATCTTGGGCTTTGGTGCCCGAGTGTCGTTGGTTGCGTTTCCTGCTGATCGGCTTGGATTTCTCGACGCCTCTCGCCTCAGGTACTGCAAGTTCTGTTGGGCCAAGTTCGGGGCGGCGGGTGCTGCGGCCTGCGGGGCAGGAGCCGGAGGCGGGGGAGCCTGCCGAGCCTGCTGCATGAACTGCTGCATCTGCTGCTGAAGTTGTCCCTGAGAAGCCTTCTGCTGATCGAAGGTCGTGGCCAGCAACTCCCTTTCGGTCATTGCGATGGCGTATTCCCATCTGGCCTGAGGACCCTTGATGCCTCGCTCTCTGGCTTCTTCGATGTACTTATGTACGAGGACCCCCTCCGGTGTGACATCTCCTGTTTCGGGATCGAAGAGCCAATCCTTGTTCTTCTCCTCTATGGACGACACGAACTGCTCTTGCTCGACTTTCTGGAACTGCTGCTGGACGATCTCTTGGGCCTGCTTGGAGGCCATTTCTTGGATCATGGGGCCCAGTGCTGACTCGGGGTTCTCCAAGAATCTCTTGGCGAAATCCGCCTTGTACTGCTGGTATTCCAGTAGTTCTTCCCGGGCCGTGATCGGGGCATTGGGGTCAATGACCTCCCTGCCGTCTTCGTCTCGGATCAGGTAACGCTTGCTACCGTCGCGGACCTTGGGTGGGTTCCACCACTTGGGCTGCTCGGGTTGCGGGGCGGGCTGCTGCTGCTGATGCTGGGCTTGGGCCTGCTGCTGCCGCCACTGCTCAAACTCGGGCCGGTACGACAGGTACTCTTGGGCGTAGGGGAGAATCTGCTGGTACTGGGCGAGTTTGTGGGCGGCGGCCTTCTCCCGCTCCATGGCCTGATAGAGCCGAGCGGCGATGGCCCGGTCGTCTTGGCCCTGAAAATCCGGGAGCCGCTTGAAGGCATCCCACGGAGACATGGGCTGCTGCTGGGTCTGGGCAGCGGGCTGGTGCTGAGAAGGTGCCGAACTCTCAACAGGCGACGAGTCAACCGGGGCGGAACTCGCATCCGGGGCCTCGGACTCGACCGGCGAAATGTCGTCGTTCATTGCTCCTCCTCCAAGGAATGTGAAACCATGGAGGAGTGTGTGCCCAGTTAGTGGCGGACTGCAACGGTCATTTACATGGCCGGTGTCGTGTTGAGTCGGCCTAGGGGTCGCTTTGTGGGAATGGACTTAAGGGTTTCGGGCACTGCCTTTAGTGCTTGCCGTCGTGCTTCGTATTCGGAGTCGTACCTCTTGATGAAGTCCGCTTGGCTTTCTTCGCGGACATCCTTGGGCAGATCGGTCCTGACCTCGTTGCCCGGGGTAAACAGGTTCTTCCAGTTGACGCTTTGCCTGTCTTGCTTCGGGACTTTGGCCTGCTCGCTCTCGTTGTAGAGGGTGATCGGGCCTGCGATGGCTGTCCCCATGGCGGCTTCTTCGCCGGTTTCGCGTTTACCGGCTGCAATGGCGGCCCGGACGGCTGATCTGGCGGACTCCCGGGTGCCAGCCTTGGCTGCTGTGAGTGCTGCTCGACCGGCCATGCCGACATTGGCCACGACAGTCGGATCGCTGACCAGCCCCTGCAAGAAGTTGACCAACGTGCTTCCGGCGTAGGACGGGTAGTGGCCAGTGTCTTCCCGGTGCCCCATCTCGTAGGAAGTGGGACCCTTAGGGGAGTTCGGGTTGGCCGCATCCCGCATCCCGTGAAGAGACTTCAGGGCAGCCTCTTTTTCCTCGGGGGTCTTGGGATTACCGGGTAGGGCAGGGGACACCTGACCGGCGGCGGCACGGGCTGACAGGTACTTGGGGACATCGCTGACAAGAGAGTTGAAGAACCCCCGCTTGCTGCCGTCCTTGTCTCTCTGTCTCCCGTAGTCGAAGGCGTGGAACCCTCGGTCGAACACGTTGTCGATGACCCAAGGAACCGCATATTCCTCGGGGTTATTCAGGAATCCTGTCCATCCACTCTCGCCGTAATCGCTATTGATCTGGCGGTTGTGGTTCTCGGACAGCCGATGAAGCCCTGCCTCGTAGTCTTTCTGGTGCGGATTCCCGACCATGCCGGTGAACGGCCCACCCAGCAGCAGCGAACTCAGGCTTGGCTGGTTGTTCCGGGATTGGGAGTTGGTGGACTTCTCAAGGTCCACGAATCCCCGCAGGAAATCCCGGTTGGCCTGCCAGCGATAAGCCTGCTTGCTGCCTTCGCT